GCAGGAAGCCTACGCGGCCATGAACATGCTCCAGGGCGAGGCCCCGAAGCTCGCTGACCTGATCCAGGAAACCCAATTCAAGATCCGGGTAGCCGAACACAAGGACACTGCCGCGCAGATCGTCAACGACATCCTGCAAATGGCCGGGTACTCCTCCGAAACGTTCGGGATTTACGACGGCGGCGGGCCGGTCAAGACGGCCACGGAAGTCCAGTCCAAACAGCAACGCTCCCTGCTGACCCGGGACCGGAAGATCCGGCTCTGGCGGCCATCGATCGCCGAGGTCATGGAGAAGCTGCTCGCCGTGGACCAGGCGATCTTCCACACCCCGCTCACACCCCAGGCCCCGGAGGTGTTGTTCGCGGACGGGGTTCAGGAGTCGGAACTGTCCATCGCGCAGACCGTCCTTGCCCTGCGGAACGCAGACGCGGCCTCCGACGAGGTCATTGTCGGCAAGGTCCACCCGGACTGGGACGAGGACGCGATCAAGCAAGAAGTGGCGCTGATCGTCGCCCAACGGAAAGCCAACCAGCCTGCCGCGTTGCCGGATCCGATGTTCATGCACCCGAGCGATGGGATGAACGATGGCGGAAGTCCAACCCCAGCAGGAAACGCTGCCGTCAACGGTTGATACGGTGGCGGCGTCGGTGCTGGTGGTGTACGCCGCCGGGGAGCAGCGGGTCATCACCGGTTCGGCGGCGCTCGTCAAAGCGGCCATCGACAACCCTGCACTGGCCCCGTCCCTGTACGGCAGGCTCAGGGCCCTCGCCTCCGAGGTCGCCAACCAGGTCATGGGCCGGGTGGTTGATCTCGCATCCCGGGCCGCGGATGTCGCGTCCCGGAACGGGAACGCTTCCGCGGCCCGGGAAATCCGGGCACTGGAACGGCGGGCCGAGAACTTCACGGCCTCGCCAGCTTCTGAGATGCTACCGCATAACGTGACCGCTTCGGCGGCCATGGCCCAAGACCTTGCGTTCAGGCTGGGCGCTGCGGCGCAGCGCATCACCCGTTACGCGGACGACGCCTACCGGGCGGCTACCACGGGCGGGGCCTTGGTGCAGATCAACCCTGCACTGGACGTCATCCACGGTGTTCTGTCGCGGGCGACCCCGGCCGAGGCGCAAGCCCAGGCGTGGCGGGAACTCACCGCCAAGGGCATCACCGGCTTCACCGACTCCGCAGGCCGCGAGTGGAACCTCGCCAGCTACGTGGAGATGGCCGTCCGTACCGCCACCCAGCGCGCTTACAACGCCTCCCACCGGGAGCGCCTGACCCTCGCGGGCATCAACTACTTCACCATCTCCACGACAGGGCGTCCCTGCCCGCTGTGTGCCCCGTGGGAGGGCAAGGTGCTGGCCGACACCCCGGGTGAGGTCACGGAGGACGGGCACACCTTCACTGTGGCGGCGACCATCGAGGAAGCCACCGCCGCAGGACTGTTCCACCCGAACTGCAAACACACCCTCACCGCGTACCAGCCCGGTTTCACGGTCCTGAAACCGAACCAATGGACCGCACTGGACGAGCAGAACTACAAGAACACCCAACGCCTCCGCGCCCTCGAACGTGAAGTGCGCCGCGCCAAGCAAGTCCAGGCGGCGGCGCTGAACGACACCCAACACGCCCGGGCAGGCAGGGACGTGCGGGCGGCGCAGGCCGCTGTCCGTGACCACATCACCCAGACCGGGCTCATGCGCCGCCCTCGCCGCGAACAACTGAACCTCGGCAACAACTAACACTCACAACCGTCCCGGGAGGACACCATGAAGCGCACCATTCACGGCATCGACCCCTACGCGCCGGGCGGCATTGACGCCCTGCTCGCCCACCACCGGCTGACCTTCGGGGACGCCGTCATGGAGGATGGCGCGGACGGCGCAGGGGACGCTGGAGCAGCAGTCGGGGCATCCGACGCTGAGGCAGGGGCCGCCGGCGCTGAGGGCACCGCAGGAGCAGCCGCCGCAGACGCTGGACAGCAGCAGGCCGCAGCGGAGAACGTGGACCAGCTCCCGGCATGGGCGCAGAAGATCATCCGCGATACCCGCAAGGAAGCCGGAGACAACCGGACCAAGGCCACCGCAGCCGAGAGCGCCGCCGAGGAACGCGTCAACAAGATTCTCGAAGCCGCGGGCATCAAGCCAGCCGGTGAAGCACTTGACCCGGCCAAGCTCACCGAGCAGCTCAGCGCGAAAGATCAAGCCATCCGCAGGCTCACCGTCGAGCGTGCCCTGGACAAGGCGGCCCGTAAGAACGGCGCCGACGAAGACCTCCTCACCGCAGTGCTGGCCCATCAGGGCGCACTGGGCGAGCTGGACCCCACCGCTTCCGACTTCACCGAGAAGCTAGACGCTCTCGTGAAGTCCGCGGTGGGCGCCAACCCCAAACTCAAAGCAGCCCGGGCGGCAGCAGCGAGCGGCATTGAACTCTCCGGCGGGACCGGCGAGCAGGGCCAAATCACCGCAGCGCAACTCGCGCAAATGACAGCCGAACAGATCGTCGAAGCAGACCAGAAGGGCCTGCTCCGCGACTACAAGGCATCCTAGCCCCCTGAAAGAGGCACAAAATGTCCATCCAGCGTTTCAAGCCAGAAATCTGGAGCGCCCGCCTGCTCGTGGCGCTCCGCAAAACCCTCATCTACGCCGGCCCGCAGATCGTCAACCGCGACTACGAAGGCGAAATCAGCGCCGCCGGTGACACGGTCCGCATCACCTCCATCGGCCGCCCGACGATCAGCAACTACGTCCCGGGTGTGACCTCCATCAACCCGGAGCAGCTGACCGACGCGCAGCGCACCCTCGTGATCGACCAGTCCAAGTACTTCGCGTTCGAAGTGGACGACGTCGACGCACGCCAGGCCCGGGGCAACGTCCTGCCGCAGGCAGCCGACGAGTCCGCCTACGGCCTCGCGGACGTCATCGACCAGTACGTTGCCAGCTTCTACACCGGCGCGTCCGTAGCGAACCAGCTCGGCACCGTCGCTGTCACCACGGGAGACATCGCGTACAACACGCTGGTGGACCTGTCCGTGAAGCTGGATGAAGCGAACGTCCCCACCGAGGGCCGTTACGTCGTCATCCCGCCGTGGTACCACGGCCTGCTGCGCAAGAACACGAACTTCATCAACGCCGAGAAGGCAGCCGATGGGGGCGCTGCCCTGCGCAACGGTCAGATCGGTGAGGCCGCCGGCTTCGCCGTCCTGAAGTCGAACAACACGCCGCTGGTCACCGGCGACGACTACGCCGTCACCGCAGGCACGAACGCGGCGATCAGCTTCGGGGAGCAGATCAACAAGACCGAGGCCTACCGGCCGCAGGACAGCTTCTCCGACGCCATCAAGGGCCTTGCCCTGTACGGCGCGAAGCTCGTCCGTCCCGACAACCTGGCGACCGTCATCGCCTCCAAGTCCTGATAGGAGACTGACCCATGGCACGTACAGCAGTCCCGTACAGCGTCGCCGTCGTCAACGGCTCTCTCGCCGACCCGGCGGGCACGTCCATCGCCTCGGGTGCGGGCAACGGCGGCCAGATCGCCGCTGCCCTCCCGGAGCTCACCCTGTTGCGCGTGGTTGCGACCACGGCAGGGAACGCGGTCATCAAGGCCGGCACCCTGCCTTTGGCCATCGCCTCCGGTCAGGGGGATGTGACCATCGCACTGGGCACGTCCGCGACCGTGTGGGTCGGACCGATCGAATCGGGCCGTTTCCTGCAGTCTGATGGTTCCCTGATCGTGGAGACCACGCAGACGATGGTTGTCACCGCGTTCAAGGTGCCGCGGCACTGATGGGCGACACGGTTTTTATCCTCGGTGAGGGCGGGGGCGTCTTTGAGATGTCCCTGCCCTTGCATGAGGCGATCGCTGACCGGCTCGCCAAGGGTTACCTGCGGCGGGTTCAACCGGACGGCTCCCCCTACGTGGAGGATGACCGCCCGGAAGGTGTCCCGACCCTACCCGAGTCACGCCCGGGCGTGAACGCGGTCAAGGCCGAATGGGTGGGCTGGGCTGTCGTCCAGGGCCTGACCCCGGATGATGCCGAAGCGTTGACGAAGCAGGACCTGATCGAACGGTTCGGTGCAGGCGGCACGTCTGACACCCCGTCCGATCCTCCCGTGGATCCCCCGGCGGACCCGCCGGTTGATCCGGTCCCCCCGGCAGAGTAACCACCCGTGGGCGGCGCAACACGCGCCGCCCACACCCCCAACCTTTAGGAGGCCGCTGTGCCGGGACTGTTCGGCAACTTTGTTGTCCCTGATTTCCTCGCCCAACCCTCCGACCTCGCCGCATGGACAGGACAGACGGCCCCGGCGAACGCCTCCGTCCTGCTGCGCTCCGCCACCTCACTGGTGCTGGACGCCACCAAGGGCGCCTACTACCCGGTGGACCCCCTCACAGGCCTGTCCACGGACGCGGTCACGGCGAAGGTCCTCAACGATGCCACGTGCATCCAGGCGGCGGCGTGGGCGGCCATCGGCTACGACCCGGCCACCGGCGGAGTCGTGACAGCACTGGTGGCTGAGGAGAAGGCCATCGGCTCGGCCCGGTTGAAGTACGCCGGCGCCGCCGAG